CACATAGGCGATAGCCATTTGTTCTTCGAGCGACATACGTTCCATGATGGCGCGTGTGTCGGAGCGGACTTCGCGCTGAAAGGCTTCTTCCATAATCTCGTCAAGGGTTGGAACGCCGGAGCGACCTTTGGCGGCTTGGTGTTGAGCAATGCGGAGTTCGCCGAGCATGATTTGTTGTGGAGAGAGCGGTTCTTGCAGGATAGGTAGTGAGAACATAGGGCGGTCAGAGTTCGGCAATTTGGCGGTCAATACTGTTTTGAGTTCTTTCAAGCTTGCCAAGTTCTTCAGCAACAATGCGTTTAATTAAATCCGTTACGACGGTGACGGCAGACTCTATGTCTATTAAACCGGCTAATCCGAGTTGCCCTAACAGCGCAGTAACATCATATTCTATCGTTGCATCACTGATGAAGCGTTTGGCGTGGGTTATTTGGTTTTCTAAGTGCCGAGCTTTAGAGTCAAGCTCAATAGCCATTCGCAATGTGTCTATTGTCATTGGTTAGTTGAGTGAGATTTTGTTCATTAATTCTTCCAAAGTATTGAAGCGTTCAGCCATGAGTGAGTTATGAAACTCGCAGCGTTCGCGCAGTCGGGTGTACCGGTTTGCCAACTCACGGTATTGCACATACAGGGTTGACATAAAGAATGACATTGACAGCATATTGAAGCAACAGAGTATTGCGTTGCATCCGCATAAGGCGGCTATTGCGTTGATGGCTATAAGCAAGAATACGCTATTGCGTACAATCCATTCGTTGAATTTGTTGAGCATAATTATTTGGGTTGGGGTTTAGTGTATTTGGGTTTGGGCAGGTAACGTAACTTGCCGTTGACAGTGAAAAACATTGGCTTACTCATTAGGTTTGCCGTAGGTGAAGTGATCACAGGCGCGGTCGGTGCCGCAGCAGGGTTTCTGATGTTTGATGCAGTCGCCGCAGCGGTATGTGTAATACTTGTCGGCGCGTAGGAAGTGGGCGCAAAAACCGCACTTAGCGTTAGAGGGTTGTTGTTCTGACATTTGAATTATTTTTAGCGGCGTGATTTGCCGGAAAGTTCAATGAGGTTGTAAGTTTTGAAGCGGTCAGTAAGACGACCGTAGCCGTCGGCATAGACTTCTTTGAGTTTAGCCACCGTTAGATTTGTGGTGACGTGACCGTATTTGCCGTACTGGGCCCATATCTCGTTGCGCGCGTGCAGAAATTCCTCGGTGAGTATCTTTGTGTCTTGACCGTAGAAAATCTTAGACGCAATGCCAATATCGTTCAGGCAGATGTTGACCGGCGTAGATTGGAAACCTTTGTTTTCTTCTTCGTTGAAAGTGTAGCGGTCAAGGTTGTTGTGCAACGAATAGTAGTTGACCATCTGTGTCACGCTGACATTGTAGAAGAAGTTGGGGTTGTTTGTTCGCCGGAGATACTCCGAGAAGATTTGCATCAGGAGCGTTTTGCCTGTTCCGACATCGCCACGGATAAGCAGATTTTTGTGGAGCTTGTATTTGCGCTCCGGAAACATCTGTTCAGCAAGTGGGCAGTCGTTGAAGTAGTAGAGGAGAAAACGGAACACATCGCGGTTGTTTTCGTCAATGACAAGGCGGCGACGTTGGGGGCGCAGCACAATGTTGTTGGCAACAGCAATGAGCAGGTTGGCATGAGCGTTGTAAGTTTCCTCGTTGGTGAGGTCGGGAAAGCGGCTGACCTGACGACGCACGTCGGAGTCAATTTTTTGGAGTACCGCACCAATGGGAGTAGGTTCTGCGAGCATGGCGAGTGATGGAGGTTAGTAGTCCGCGGCACCGAAGTCGGAGTCTGAGCCGTTGTCGTTAGGTTCGGGTTGCGGAGTAGGTTGATTGTTAGGTAGTGAGTTAGTTTTATTCAGCCATGAACAGAAGTGACGTTTAGCGTCGCCGACAGATGAATAGGAGTCGCGACCCATGCATTGGCAGTGGGTGTGAAAGTCGGTGAGCTTAGCGAGCAGCTCTTGTTCGGAGAGCCGGAAGCGCATACACATTGGTTCGTACCATATCACATCCTTAGAGAGTGTGTCAATCACTTCGGCGAGGGGAATAGGTTTGCGAGGGTGTGCAGCAGCAAGTGGCAGGTCAATAGCTAAAGAAGCAGGGGCAGAGGGTTCGTCGGGGTTGAGGTCAGCGGCAGCAGTGGCAGCAGGTTCAACCGATGGCGCAGCGTCGGGGAGCGGTTTGGTGTGCGTCCCTTTGGGGCGACCTTTGCGACGCGGAGCAGGAGCGGCAGGAGCGGTTTGTTGTTCGGGGGCAGGAGTGTTTGTTTCGGTGGGTTTGAGAGTGTCATCTTCACCAAGCAACGAGTATTCGTTGATAAGCACTGCGCGTTTCGCCGTTCGCATAATGTGGGCGTAGCGCGACTGAATGCCGGCAGAGGTGAGCACACCACGAGTTTCAAACAAGTCTTTGTCGAACAAACCAACAGTAAGGCAGCATCGTAAAACTTCCTGTATATACGCCTCCTCGAAGCCGGTAATTTCCGAACAAACGAAAGGCAACTCTTTGTCCCACTCAAGGTAGTACCCGGTTTCGTAGATACGAGCGAGCAGGTAAGCATATACTGTGATGGCTTTTCCGGACTGATACTTCACGAGCTTTCGCACCTTGAGGTCGTAAAAGAGGTTGGTGTCGAAAGGGAAATAGTCAAGTCCTATTTTTTTAGAGCGTCCCATGTGATGGTTTAGTTGTTGTTAGAGAAGTTCGCTGATTTCAAATTCAATTCTCGGGTTGGTCTTATCAATAAGTTTGCGTCCGTGTATTTCGGCGCACAGGCGGTCGTTCTTGATAGCTTTGCAAGCCTGAAGACAGTCAAGGATAGTCTTGAATGCGTTGTCAAGGTCGGGGCGGTCAGACGAATAGTAAACGTCAACATCAATCATGAAGCGTTTGGAAATCATTGCGCCACGCAGAGAGCATTGCAGAAAGAACGCTTCCTCGTAGGTCTTCAAGGCAGAAGTTTTGCTAAGAGAACCGTGACCGTGTAAGGTTATTACACGGTAACAGTTGCTCTTGCTTGGGGGTTGACCTAATATAACTTGTCGTCGGTGGGTCATTCGTCGGTATGCTCTATTGGTTTGGCAGGGAAGTATTCAAGAATAGCAGTTTCGGTGACCGAGTAAATTTCGTAGTCAGCCATCGTGCCTTTCATGCCCTCTTTGAAGCGGCGCACAGCGTCGTCGAAGTCCTGAGCCTGCACAAGGATAATAGACTTTGTGCGCTTTTCTTGCGCAGTCTTTTCGTCAATGGTGATGAAGCAGACAGTAACCTTGTAGAACTTGTCGGCAGAAAGATTGTCGGTGAGGAACAATTCTGCGATGTGAGGTTTCACGAGGTTGGCAATTGAGAAACTGTCTTCAGAGGTTTGGGGAGTGCATTCCTCAATTGTGCGCGCTTCAGCTTCGGTGTAGGATAGAGCGTCGAACAGGTATTGTTCGGTTACCTTTTGGAGTTTGCCACCAATCTCTTTGCGGTAGCTGATGGTAGATTGAAAGTAGGTAGCCATATTATTTCAAGAATTCTGCTTTGAGGTCTTTAAAGGGTTTGAACTTCACGACGGTAATTGCCGGAAGGGTGATTGGTTGATTTGTGCGGAGGTCGCGACCGACTTTAGAAGCACGTTTGTGCACGTCGAAAGTGCCGAAGCCGCGAATTGAAATGCTTTCTTGTGCGATGAACGCACCACGGAGAACTTCTACCAAGCCGTCAACGGCTTTCATTGATTGGGAGAGTGAGAGTCCTGATTGAGCTGCAAGACGTTCACTAAGGATAGCTTTTGTAAGAGCCATAATGATTAGTAAATTAGTGGATTAGTAATTTAGTTATTTAGTAAATACTACATTTGCGTATTTAGGAATGAAGCGACGAGTTCGTTAAAGTAGATTTCGTCGCGAGGTATTTCATCATCGCAAGCCATAATCTGATTGGCGATTGATTTCTTGCGGTGGATGATGTTGTAGAGGGTGTTGTCAATAGTGCCGGTGCCAAGCAGGTAGTAACAGGTGACGTTATCTTTCTGCCCTATGCGGTGGGCGCGGTCTTCGCACTGACAGCAGTCGGCGTAAGTCCAAGCCAATTCGATGAAAGCGACATTGGAAGACGCAGTGAGCGTCAGACCGACACCGGCAGCCTTGATGGAGCATATTATCAACTGTGCCCTGCCCGACTGAAACGCATCGACGGCGGCTTGCTTCTCTATCATGGAGTCGCGTCCGGTGACGGTGACCGCTTCGGGGAAAGCTTTGAGCAGCTCATCAACAATATCGTGGAGCGAGCAGAAGACAATCAGCGGCTTGCCGTTGGCGAGAAACGTGTTGATGAAGTCAATAGCTTGCTTGACCTTGCCTTTGGCAGAGAGCGAGCGCAGTGTCATGAACTTAACCAACGCTTCCATGCGCATCTTGCGGCGTATCTCGCGGTCGGTACACTCAGTGTATTCGCGAAGATAGGCGGCGAGGTCGGCGGCGGCGAGGTTGTATTCAGTGCGGTTGGATATATCCACATACAAGTCCATTCGGGTTTTGTCGGGGAGCTGTGTCAGCACTTTCGACTTTTCGCGGCGTATCATGCAATGCTCATAGAGCTGTGCAGACAGTTGAGCGAGGTTTGCATCATCGCCGGAGTATTGCGCACAGAACTTTGTGCGACCGCCAAACTCCTTTAACCTATCCATGATTGAGAGCTGTGCTATCAGGTCATCGGGTTTGTTGACGACAGGTGTGCCGGAGAGCATTATTACATACTCTTTGCCGGTAGCAATGCCCTTAGTGAAGATGGTTTGTTGTGCGGAGGGGTCTTTGACGCGGTGACACTCGTCTATGATGATTGACCGGAACTGTTGGATATTGTTGTCGAAAACCACATCTTTCAGACGGAACGACTTCGAGCCATCGCTTTTAATATCCCACACAAAGTATTTGCGCAGACTTTCGTAGTTGACTATGGCAACTTGGTACATCCCCATTTGCAGTAGGTATGCCCAAGTTGTGCGCGTGGCGTTGTCAAGAACCAACGCTTTGACGTTGGCAAACTTTTCAAATTCACGCTGCCAATTTATCTTCAGTGACGACGGACAGACCACCAAGCAGGGGTAAGCGTTAGCCGTATCAACAATGCCAATGCTTTGGAGTGTCTTGCCAAGTCCCGGCTCATCGCCTATGAACAGGCGTTTCCACTTTAGACCTTGCAAGATACCCTCACGTTGGTAGGGATAAGGTTCAACTTTGAGCTTGTGTATTAATTCGTCCATCACGATACGAGTTGAACAGCCGGAACGAGCGACCACCATTGAAACGCGAGTTCTTCGTACTTCTCACGTCCGCGGCGGTAGATGTCGCTATCGCGGTTGATAAACTTTTTGAAGATATGAAAGTTGTGTTTTGAAATACCGTAGATGAAATCTTGTTTGGAGCCTGCAATATCCATGTACCAAGCGCGACTTCTATCCCAGTCGAAGAAGTCAACGGCTTCGTCGAATTGTTTCTGAGTAGTGGCGAATGTGGTTTTGAGGTCACCGCCGAAGTTGAACTGAGGTAACCACCAATCCCACTTGCAGCGAGTGTCAAGTTGGAAAGGGAATTGGCAGTATTCAAACTGTTGACCGTGATTGACCATGAACTTTTGAGTGTCGGCGAGGTCAAGCACCTTTGCAAGAAAGGGGTCGCGGCGCGCTTCCATGCGGAGAGCTTTGTACATCTCCATCGCCTGATGAAATTCGTCGGCGGTGTATTGCTCATCGTCAACGGTGTAGCGGTAGTGGTTGACGCGTGCCGGCTCTGTGATTATTGCATCAACGAGCGAGCCAAACCGAAAAGCCTTTTCTTTGTCGCCGTACTGTGGGCGTGGGTGGAGCAGGTTTTTCAGTTCAGTGAGGTCAGAGTTACTGACCTCACTGCGCAGATAGTAAGCATCGGGGTTAGCCATGATTATTTAGCTTTAACTTCTTCGACGTATTGAACAAAGGGAGAGTCAACGAGCGTGGGGTTGTCCTTGTCGTTGGCAAGTTTCTCGCAGAACGTGATTTGTTTTTTGAAGATTTTGTTGAGTTCTTCAATAGACAGGCGCACGCCCTCATTGTGCCACCAAAGCATGAAGCAAGCGGCGATACCCTCCGGAGCGAGGATGTTGATACGTTGCTTAACTTGTGTTTTGGGTTGGTATTCGGGCGACGAGAGAGCAGCCTGAGTGAACAAGCTATCCATCTCGTTTTGTTGAGCAGCCATTTGTTTGGCGGTAGCTTCTTGTGCTTCCTTAGCTTTGCGAGCTTCCTCGGCGCGGCGCGCTTCTTCGGCTTCGCGTGCAGCCAATTCAGCTTTCATGCGTGCAGCTTCTTCGGCATTGGCTTGTGCAATGCGTTGCAGCTCCTGACGTTTAGAGGGGAGCATGGCAAGCAGCGTTTCGCGTTGGTCGCCAATTTCAAACGTGTATTGCTCTTCCCATTTAGGCAGGCACCGGTTGAAGATGTCAATGCGAATTGTGCGCAGCTCATCGGCAGGCACGTCAGACGGCAGACGCACCGTTGACGGTGGGCAGAAGTCGCCGAGTTTGACGGAGAAGGCAGTGATAGACGAGAGCACTTCTTCGTAGTTTTCGAGAGTGACACCTGAGAACAGGTATTGCAGATGGTTGAGCGACTCATTGATTTTGCGGTTGAGTGCTGCTTTGTAGTCCTCCTCCACGTCGGTGGAATATTGGCGGCGTTCGGCTTCGGCGCGTTGGCGTGCCATTTCAGCCTGACGAGCGCGTTCGGCTTCGGCGCGCTTTTGGGCGGCGTATTGGTTGCGGTATTGCTGAAGCTTGTAGGGTATGCTGTCTTTCTTTGTGGGGTCGCAAGCGTTCTCCATCGTCGTGAAGTTGGCGCGGAATTGGTCGAACAGTTTGGTGATGGGTGAACGCGTGTCGTTGAGCTTCTTGACAGTGCGACGTGACTTGTCAATGTATTTGGCAAGTGTTTGGTCGAGTTCGTCGGTGAGCTGACCGCCGCAGCTCTCAACAGTGTCAAGGTATGCTTTGCCGACAGACAGACAGCTATCGTGAGAGTGCTTGCAGATGGCGTAAGCGTCGGGAGCGGAAACGGCAATCATTTGCACGTTTTCCGGAGAGAAGATTGTGAGTTCGTTAGTTGTATCCATGATTGAAATTTTTAGGGGTTGGTGAGAGATTATGTTTAGACCACGCGAGCAAGGCTTTGTATGCCGTGGCGCAGGAGTTTTTGAGAGAAGTAGTCTTCGTCGTCAGAGTTTGTTTCGTCAACAACGCGCACGATGGTGTGGCGTTGGATTGTTTCTTTGAGGTCGTCGTCGCCGTAGAAGAAGAAACGCATTTTGCCGGTCTTGACAGAGCGTTTGCAAATGAACGGCACGCGGCTGTTCAGCAGAAAGAGCATTGCTTCGGGGTTGTTGATGCAGGAGAGGAGTGTTTGGGGAGTTTCCATGATGATTGTTGTTTTTAGTTTTGTGTTGAATTAAAAGTGATGTTGGAGAAATGATGTTGACAGAGTTGCGTGTGCAACTCGTCGGCAATCTGATTGTAGGTAGGCTTGCACTTTAGCAGAGCGATAGCCGCGGAGTAGTCAATGTAGCCAAGTAAATAGCACAACCCAGCTAAGTCCTGAGTCATGCCATTTACTGTTACACCTTTGCCGGAGAAGTCAAAATTGTATGTTCGGTTGGGACGAAGCAGTGCTGACATGGCGAAGTGGTGAGAGGTTTAGAATGTGTCGTCGTCGTCAGAGGTGACAGTGACACCGGCAGTTGTATCTTTTTGGGGTCCGAAATCTTGTGGTTCGGCAGCAGGAGCAGCCGTTTCGGGAGTGCTTTCGGCATCCACGGCAGTGTCAACACCGCCGTAGGGGTTGAACTGTTCGTTGGGTTGGTCAACGGTAGCAGTTTCGAGTTGAGTGCCGCGACCGATGTTGAGTTTCGGATAGCTCTTGAAAGCGTGTTTGATACATTTAGCCATCAGGAAGCCGGGGTCAATGTTGCCGTTGGTAGCGGTGTAGAGTTCGTTAGGCTTCTGCACGTATTGTCCGGTTTGCTTGTCGCGAACGGTGTTGTTCTTGCCGGAGTAGGCTTGCAGGCGTTTCCAATCGTCTTCGACCATCACGGCGTAGTCAATAGAACCGTCCGTGCGAGTTATCTTCATGAAGCAAGCGACGATTTTGTTTGATTGGCGCGGTATGCGAGAGCGGAAGTTGACAAACTTTTGACCGTTCATTTCGCCAAAGTCGAAGTCGTCACCCTCATAGACAATCACAGGGTTATCGGCGTGGTGAATTTGACCGGCACGAGCACGAAGATAGAGTTCACCGTAGCCGGAGATTGTGAGGTTGCAGTTCTTTTCGTAGCGTACTTGTCCGCGTGGGTCAGTGATTTTGCGGTTGCGCGGCAGCAGGTAAGCGAGAGCGCGTGTGCCAATT